GATTACAAGGGATATCTCAGGAATGTAGATGTCTTCGAGACGGTGGGACATAGGGGATTCTATAAGGCGGTTGGTGTTGGTGGATCGCTGACGGGTACTCCCGTAGATATCGCCATCATCGATGACCCCGTGAAGGATGCGCAGGAGGCTTACTCCCTGACCTATCGGCAGAAGGTATGGGATTGGTATAATACAGTCCTCACCACCCGACTGCATAATGATTCCCGCCAATTGTTCATCATGACCCGATGGCATGAGGATGATCTTGCGGGAAGGCTATTGAAGGCGGAGCCTGATGATTGGGAGGTTCTTGCGATCCCTGCGATCTGCGAGAGGGAGAATGATGGAGGAATGAGCCATCGAAAGATCGGTGAAGCCCTATGGGAGGAAAAACACTCCATCAAAAAGCTCGAAAAGCAGAAAGCGAGGGCTCCGAGGGAGTTCAATGCCCTATATCAGCAGCATCCGACCATCGAGGGAGGTAACATCGTCAAGAGGGATTGGTTCAGGAAGATATCGATGGCTGAATTCAAGGCTCTCAGGTTCAATGAGCCGATGCACTTCTATCTCGATACCGCCTATAACAAGAAGAAGAATAAGGGTCAGGACAATGACCCGTCAGGAATATTGGCTGCTTGCAGGATCGGAACGAATATCTATCTCTACGATGCCATGCAGATGTGGAAGGAGATGCCCGATCTGCTCAGGTTCCTGCCTGAATATATAGCAGCCCATGAGGGTGATAGGGAATCGAAGCTCAATGTGGAGCCGAAAGCCAATGGAATATCCGTAGTGCAGATGCTGAAGGCGAGCACCACCCTCAATGTGAAGGAAACCCCAACCCCCACCGATGAGAAGGAGGTGCGCCTGAGGGTCGTTTCTCCGAGGATCGAATGCGGAAGGGTCTATATAGTGGAGGGATCTTGGAATGATGATTTCCTCGATGAGGTATGCGGATTCCCATCAATGCCACATGATGAGTTCGTGGATATCCTCGGATATGCCATCAACGATCTCTATGAGGATGATGATGATATCGATTACGAAAACCTCGATAAGAGCTCACTTGGATTATAAACCATAATATTTATATGTTGCATGTATTTAGTCGATTTATTCCGTAATTATGTGAATGCCCTCGTTGGCAAGAATCAGGAGTTTGAGCAACTGCTGGCTGCAAAGGATATCTCTGCGGTCAGGGAGAAGATGACCACTCGGGTGAATGAGGTCATGGATGCGCTGAAAGAGTATGTCACGAAAGAGCATGACATAATGAGGCGGGAAGATAAGATCATCACCGATAAGAAGGGTAAGTTCCTGAGAAAGGAGGCGGTATGGAAGCTCCCAATCCCCTATCCCGTGTTCATCAATGAGATTGCCCTTGTGTTCCTCTATGGCAGACCCGTGAAATGGTCTCAGCTCTCGGAGGGTACTGATAATGCTTTCAAGGCTTATCAGGACTTCATCAAGAATACCCGATTCGATTCAAAGATCCGCCAGTGCAAGCGATTGGCGGGTGCTGAGACGGAATCGGCTATGCTTTTCCGTTGCTATACGGATGATGATGGATCCCGTAACTGCCAGCTCAGGGTTCTCGCAAAATCGAAGGGTGATGAGATCTATACCCGTTTCGATCAGTATGAGAATCTGATCGCATTCGCATGGGGCTACTACACCAAGGATGATGGAGAGGGAGCCGTCTATCATCTCGATGTATTCACCAAGCAGACGATCTTCCATTGTGTGAAGAAATCACTCGGATGGGATGTGGTGGAGGAAATCAACTTTGCGGGAAAGATCCCCGTGATCTATTTCCGTCAGGAAAAGGAATGGGATGGTGTGGAAGCCCTCATCAACCGAGAGGAAAATATCGCATCCCGTACTGCCGATACGAATGACTATTTCGCAGATCCTATCGCTATCATGGCTCAGGACATCATCAAGAATATGCCTGAGAAGAAGGAGGCTGCAAAATTGCTCATCACCAATGATAAGGATGGTGTCGAAAAGGCTGCAAAATATCTCACATGGGATAATGCGCCTCAGTCGAAGAAGGATGAGATCGAATGGCTCCATACGCAGATCCTTCAGAAGACATTCACCCCGAATATCACCACCGATACCCTGAAATCCATCTCCCAGCTCTCTGCCAAGGCTCTGCGTACCGTCATGATGCTTGCGGATATCAAGGCGGCAAAGAGAAAGGAGAGCCATGATGAGCTTTTGGATCGTACCGCATCCCTGATTATAGCCATCATCGGCAATGTGCTCGATGCCAATCTGAAGGGGGAATGTGATAAGCTGATCGTGGGGCATGAGTTCCAAGAGCCTTTCGGAGAGGATATCGCTGATGATCTGAACAATGTGATCCGTGCCGTTGATGCTGGCATCATGTCAGAGGAAACGGGTATCGAGATGAATCCCCTTGTGAAGGATCCTCACAGAGAGGCGGAGCGTATCAAGAAGGAATCCGAGGAAAAGATCAAGCAGCAGCAATCTATCTTCGGTAATCCCGATGGCTCTGAGGGGGCTCAATCATACGGGGATGAGTAGTTTATCGGTTTTCATGAGAAATCCCGTCAGAATCGCAGGAAATCCCGTCTATGACAAAGAAAAGTAAGATTAATGCATCCGAATTCATGGCATCGCCTCAGGTTCGCATCAAAAGAACCGAGGCTTATGCCGAGAAGGTGAGGTTGATGTTCGCTCAGACCGTGAACAATATCCTCGCCCTGAATAAGTCCATGCCATCCCTCGATGAGGGGGTGATGTTCTCATTCGATGGAGAGTCAATGAAGATGCAGAAGAAGGTGGAGGAAGCCCTGAGGCAGCTCCATTCGGCTGCAACATTGGCAATCAGGCGAGGTATTGCCGTTGAATGGGATATCGCCAATGATGAGATCGATAAGCTCATGAACTCGGTTTATGGAAAGAAGGTGCTATCATCCCCTGAGTTCAATGGATGGATGAATCGCAATGATTCAGCCCGTGATGCGTTCCTGAACCGATCAGAGAAGGGAATGAATCTCTCTGATAGGGTTTGGAAGTCAGTCCGTCAGCTCAGGGATGAGATGGAGGTGGCTATGACCGTTGCCATCGGTGAGGGTGATTCCGCCAGCTCCATGAGCCGCAAGGTCAGGGAGTATCTCAATGATCCCGATCTGATGTTCAGGCGATTCCGCTATAAGGCTGGAGAGAAGGATATCATCGATCCTGAGACGGGAGAGGTGATCGGTAAGGAGCCGATCTATAAGCTGAAGTGGAAGAAAAGGGTCAAGGATGAGAAAACGGGGAAATACAAATTCATCGACTATGACCGCAAATCCTATGAGACGGGTCAGGGAGTATATAAATCATCCGCCAAGAATGCCATGCGATTAACCCGCACGGAGACCAATATGGCATATCGCAGAGCAGATCATTCACGATGGCAGGGTATGGATTTCGTACTCGGTCAGCATATCGAGCCATCGAAGAATCATAAGATCGAGGATATCTGTGATAAGCTCCAAGGTGACTATCCGAAGGATTTCCAATTCGATGGGTTCCATCCGCAATGCTTCTGCGTATGCACCCCTATCCTGATGGATGAGTCCGAGATGGCAAAGGTCAATGAGGCTTTCCTGAAGGGAGAGACCTATACCCCAAAGGGAAAGCAGATCACGGACTATCCTCAGGGATTCAAGGATTGGGTAAGGGAGAAAGCGGATAAGATCGTGGATGCCCATGATTACGGCAAGGATCCGTATTTCGTCAGGAATAACTATCAGGCGGTGGATCAGATCCTCAATCCTGATAAGTACGAAAAGAAGCTCACTCCGCTTGAAATCGCAGCTCAGAGACATGAGGATCGTACCCCTGAGAAGATCGATGAGATCACCAAGAAAGCGAGATTCAGGGCAAAGTCTATGGATGCAGCCGAGAGATATTTGGATGAGTTCAAGGATATCGATGGATTCGACACCTCAGCCCTTCAGGATGCCTACGATCACGCACGATGGGATGATGTTCGCTCCGAGGCTCTGAAGCTCGCTCAGGCGAAACGTGGTATCATCGAGAGTGGTATCAATGCCATGAATGAGGGTAAGGACTATGGCGAGGTCGATATAACCAAGTTGCAGACTCTCATCAAGGGATCCGATATCATCGCCCTCAGGGATCAGGCGAAGATCATCATGGATAAGATCAAGTTGGTTAAGGAGTTCGAGGCTCAGGTTATCGATCTCATTCCTGATGTTCATATGTGGCACAAGCAATTCACGATGAATGAGCTGAATGCCGCTCACGATGCCATCGAGAAGGGATTGGCTAAGATCTCAGGTCATAGCCTTGCAGAGCAGAAGAAGATGCTCGAAAAGGAGATCCAATATGTAGAGGATCCGACATTCCTGAAGCCGCACACCCAATATCCCACATGGAAGGTCGTTCAGGATGCATATAAGACGAAGCTCGAAGAAGTGATCTATCAGCAGAAGCTGGAGGCTATCACGGCTCAGATGTCGGTTGTAGAGACATGGTCTGCCAATCATCCGCAGTCAAAGAATGTCGCTACTCTCCTACTCGACTACAAGCTGGCTCTTGCGAATAAATCAGATATACCGACCATTCAGGCAAAGGCAACCCTTGCATATACCGAATATCAGAAGCGAATCAAGGAGCAGGCAAAGAGGGATGCCAAGAAGATCGCAAAGAATGGCGGATTGGTTTCTTTCGATCAGGATGCCTATTCTCAGAAGCGAAAGGATGCTGCAATGTGGGCTAAGACCACCCGAAAGGCAGATGAGAACCTGAGGGATAAGTGCGGGGAGGTTTGGATTGGTGCAACCGATGATGAAAAGGATGCCATCTATGGATATACATCATCATACTGCAATATCCAAGAGCCTCTGCGAGGTCTTACATATTACGGATCCGAATCTCAGAAGAAGCTCGGAGAGAAGCGAATACCTCTCATCGAGAGCATCATCAATAAATCATACTACGATTTCGATATGTGGGTTCAGAGAGGTGATACATCTGTCGCATTAAAGAAGTTCGGGTTATTGAACTATGATACCGCCTCGGATGCAGAGATATATGCCCTTGTTGGTAAGACTGGAACCGAGGGAGCTTTTTGGAGTGCTGGAGTGGCGAAAGGAAAGGGATTCGATCATAAGCCCATCATCTTCAATATCTATGTACCGAAGGGATCAAGGCTGATGTATTGTGAGCCATTCTCTGCTTTCGGATGCGGTTCGGGTAGGCATTGGGATGGAAAGAGCCCTCAGGGTAGTTTTGGAGATGAGAGCGAGATCCTGATTCAGAGAGGAACCACATTCAGGGTGACGAAAGTCGAGAAATCAGGCGGTAAATGGTATATTGATGTGGAGATCGTATCTCAGAATCCTCTACCATTCCCATATGTAAATGGTTATCCATATCCATACTAAGAAGAAAGCCACTCAATCGGTGGCTTTCTCTTTTATATAGTCATTGATATAGAACTCCTTGAATGGTTCAACGCAATCAAGGGTTGATCCGCTATTCCAATGGCAATACCGATTGAATAGGACTGCCTTCAGGGATAGCGGGGTATCATCCGTTTTCTCAAAATCGCCTAATCCTATGCCTACATATTCGCTGATGCAGTCAGAGATGAAATCTGATTGCATGGATGGTTTTGTCATTTCCTGAATCCATATCCTCTCATAATCCCAAAACAAGGCACTATTCCACTCAGGATTCGGATTGGTTTTCTCTCCTTTGTAGAATCTGCAATGATGCAATAAATCTTTTCTTTCCATGATTATAAAGTTTTGAGTTATATTATCATTCGTCCATCATTTTGAAATCGGTTATGGTACTCCAATCCTCACCTTCATCATCTTCGAGCTGCTTGATGAGGGTCATATCCTCATCGGTGAACTCGAAAGAAGGCTCAAAGCGTAAATGAGGGAAATACCCAGTTCCATAATCGAGACCATCCTGAGCCTCGGTCACATCAGCGGCTTCGGCTATTGTACTCAGGATGGAAACGAGCAAATCCCGATATTTGGAGTCCTCATTTCGATGGAATTCAATATCGGTCTTGAATGCTTTATCCTCACACCAAGTCACTTCATCGAGATCGTGAAAATCAATCTCCCTAAATTCCTCATCGGTCATCTCTCCGACTTGGAGATAGATCCTTTCAGGCACATTCTTCATATTGAACTGAGTTTATTTTATTGTTTGAATGAAATACGGATCATATCTCTCAGAGAATCGTAGAACCACATCGAGAATATCCTTTGGGAGATATCTTATAGCTTTCTTAGAGATTCCTGATGGGATCGTATAGAAAGCCCCAGCGAGTGATCCAACGATGGCTCCGAGGGTATCGGAATCGCCTCCGTATGATACCGCCAATCTTATGGCATCCTCAAAATTACGGGATCTCAGGAAAAGATGGATGGCGAGGGGTACGCATCCCATGCAGGTCTCATCCCATACCCCAGCAATAGGAAGGCGATCCTCATAATCGGATCCGTAGGTGTTCATGAGAGCTTTTCTCAC